GATACCAACAAAAGATGGTGACATGATGGCTTCTCAACTCATCAAAGAGTTCTATAAGTTGCAGTCAAATAACTATGACACTGCTGTTAGCGAATTCTTGCGGATTTATGGTGAGGATGCGATACTGTATCTGTCCTCTAAATCACAGGCAACTGTTGGCGGCCTTGAAGCAACCAAAGAGTTCGGTAACTGGGAACGCAACAATGGTGATGTAATCAAATCTTTCCCTGATGTGGCCGCATACTTTGCCCCAGGTGGGTCAGATTTTGATTTCCAAGTTTGGCAACGCCAACTTAATAACGGTAAACGTGTTCGTTTGACTGATAAGCAGGTTATTGACCAAGCCCAGTATCGTGTTGCTGCAAGCCAATATAAGGCTTATCGCGCACAGGTCGGGGCATATCCAACAGCGGATCAACGAGCATGGCTAAAAACTGTTCGTGAGGGATTAAATGCCAAATACCCTGGTTTCCCTGTTGTTCCTGTGTTCACAGTTGGTGAGTTTGAAAAGAAGATTGGTCAAATGAAACAAGCTGTTGCCGACCCGCGTTTGAAAGACAATGATGTGGCTAAAGCAATCAATACTTATTTCACTTATCGAGATCAAGTGCTTTCACAGTGGATTCAATCTGGTGGTTCAGCGCAAGGTTTGGCTACATCTAAGGGTGCTGAACCATTACGAGGCTACTTGACTAGCATTGGTGATGCGCTCGCTTTACAAGTTCCCGATTTTGGGCGTGTTTGGGAACGTGAATTATTATCTGAGGTAGACCAATGAGCATGACACCAAACCCAATACAACCGGCATCGCAACAACCATTACCCCCATTGGTGGACCCTAAAACTGGTCAACCGATACCAACAACAGCCCCCGTCGTTATTGCTGGTGGTGGCAGCAAACAACCAATTCCACGTGAGGTCACAGGTGTCACTCCTGATCTAAGAACGCAAGTTCCTTTGACACAAAGAACAACTACAGGAAAGTACCTATATGCCGGTTCATATCTTGCTAACGCGCAAGGTCAAGTTTATCGTGCAGCTTATGACCCACAAAAAGATCCAATTATTGAACTATCAAAACTTGATCCAACAAGAAGTCTTGCGCTACGTACAGAGTTATATCAGCGTGGTTTTTATGACGGAAAAGCTAGACCAAGTGGCGAGGCAGTAACCCCACAAGACGTTAAAGCATGGCAAGAGTTTCTGCTTACAGCAAATACCTACGGTTATGATTGGCAGACATCACTGAACTTTATTCGACAGGAATACCCCATTACTGGTTCTGGCGGTTCTGGGCGCAAAGCTACCTCTGCTGTTGATTTAGGTAAAGCGTTGCAGGATGAATCGTTTACCATGTTAGGTCGCAAACTCAGCAAAGAAGAATTGCAACAGGCAATCAGTTCTGTGCAATCTAAAGAGACTTCCACGAATACTTCTACGAGTACTCTTGTTCAGATGGCCCCACAGCAAGCAGACCCTACACAGGCACAGGCTTATGGGTTCACTCGCGCTGCTGACATCGTTTCACAAATGTTAAGGAATGGTGGATAATGTCCAAGAAACCTTCTGATCTATCTATTGGCGGTTCTGAGTACGGCGTAGACCTAATTTCTTCAGGCAATCAAGTACCTGCCCCACCAACAGAACGTACTGTTGCTGAAATTGAAATAGACATCAAACAAATGAAAGATTTGTTTAAGGACCTTGAAAAAGGTTTTGGCAAAACAACGACTGTTTCGTTCCCAACTTTAACGTCATTTGAATCAGCAAAGAATGAGGCTTATACGCTGATAAATGAAACGTTGCCTGCCGAGTTAAAGCAGCGTAAAACCTGGGATAATAAATACCGCGTAAAAGTTTCAGGTCTTTTTGGCACCGGAGTTAATGAATACACAGTGCTTTCTGCTGATGATGTTTACCAATATCAACAGACCTACAAAGCAGCTACCAACCCAAGTGATCCCGAACTAAAAGCATACGACACTGCTGTAAAAGCAGTTAATGACCTTCGCAATAAGATCAACACACCTGGTAGCAAAGAGTCAAAACTTTCTCCTATGGATCAACAGTTATTGATTGCTGCTGAACTTAAAAAAGTTCAAACGTTTATCACTCCCCGTGTCCAAAAACTTCGTTCACAGAACATTCCAACACAAATTGATAAGAATGGTCGAACACTTGCCTCAACAAGTTTTGCATTAGTAACAGAAATTGACCCACTAATAAATCGTGCTATTGAGGAAGGGACTCGCGTTGCGGAACGCGTGTATGGGACGCAGAAACCAACCACTATTGACAAGTGGGGGCGCACATACGGTTTAACTACTATCCGTGACGAAGAACAAACTCGCAATCTTGCTGCATATTTGGATCGAGCAAATAGCATTAAGACCGCAACTCCAGAGCAGGCAGCACAGTTTGCTCCATCAGCAACAACTAAAGCTGGTGTTGACTATCAGGTAAGCCCGTATGGTGCGATGCCGACTAGCGTGTCCGGTGGAAAACAGTCAAATGTTCCTGCGGGGAATAACGCTAAAGCCCCCGCCACAGGCACCACAAGCCCCGCTGTTGCTCCAGCAGTTGTCAATGGTGTTAGAACACCTACAAGTTCATATATGGTTGGACAGATCGCTCCTGCCGTAGCCCCTGCTACTGCACCCGTTGCTGCTGGCGCAGGTGGTGGTGTTGGTCGTGTTGGTACTGGTGGAACTATCGGTGGTGGCACAGCAGATACAGCCAAATTCAAGGTTGGTGATTGGCAAGCGGTATTACAAGAACAGTTCCCTGGTTATTCAAAAGACTGGTTAGCTGCTAACGCTACAGATCATTTTGGTCAGGACATGATTAACCTAATGATCGAGGCTGCAAAGCCAAACGGCAGGTTCATGGGTTTAACTACAGATGCTTCGGTGGCTGCTTTTCAGAAAGCAATTAAACAGACTGTTTATTGGCAGACAACTGAAACTGCTGCAAAGAATTTTGACCAAGCAGTAGGTCCTGATCGTGACCGTTTAATCAACAATAAAAAACTAGAAATCGCTAACTCGTACGGTGATGTTTCGTTTGATGATGCGACTCTTACACAGCTTGCAACTAATGCAGCACGTTTGGCTTTGACTGGACTTGGTTTACAACAGGCTGTTTACGCTGGTGCGTTGAAGCCTGGTGCTGGTGGCTCACAGACTGCTTTGGCTGGTCGAGTGTTGCAGGGTGCTGACGCTGACCGTATCCGTGGTATCGGCAAAGCTTGGAATACAAAAATCACTGATGGTCAAGTGCAAGCGATTTTGACTGGCAAGGCTGATCCTGCTACTGGACTTGTTTTGACTGAGGATGGTTTGCGTGAACAGTTGCAGGCTAAGTGGAAGGGTGCGATGCCTCACCTTAAAGATCAGTTTGATGCTGGTTTGACGTTGGATCAGATCGGTTCTTCGTATCGACAGTATGCTTCGCAGTTATTGGAAAAGCCCGAGGATCAAATCAATATGTTTGAAGGCCCGTATTTGCAGGCATTTGATAATGGTCAGGGTGGACAGTTGTCATTGTCTCAGTGGGTTCAGAAGGTTAAGTCTGATCCTAAGTTTGGTTGGCAGTATACGAAGCAGGCTAATCAGCAGGCTGCGGATGTTGCGTTGACTTTGGCTAGAGCGTTTGGGAAGGTTGCGTAATGAGTGATACAGGTTTGGGTGGCGTTGATCTTAATTTGAATATGGATCAAACACAGTTAACAACTGATCTAACTAACTACTTTGCTACACCAGAAGGTCAGCAATATCTCATTGACATGGGTATTACTGATAGCCCATATCAAACACCAACTGGCAATTCTTCTGCGACTACCCCTGTTGATCCTATTGCACAACAGATGGAATTGGATCGGCAGTTCCAGCAAGATCAAATGACAATGATGGCTGAACAGCGTCAAAAGGATGCCCGTCGGACAATGGCAGATGTTTTGAATACCTATGGTTTAGGTGATCTGACGGACTACGTGTATCAAAACATTATTACGCAGGACATAACTAATCCTGACCAAATTATTTTCACTCTGCGTGAGCAACCTGCATACCAAAAACGATTTGCCGGTAATGCTGCTCGGCTAAAGAAGGGACTACCTGAACTTGACCCTGCTTCATACATTGGTCTTGAAAACCAGTTCCGTCAAACCCTCCAATCGAACGGTTTGCCAGCAAACTTCTATGACCAACCAGAAGATTTTCAAGCATTGATTGAGGGTGACGTTTCTCCAGCGGAACTACAAACCCGTGTTGAACAGGGCTATCGTGCTGTGGCTGATGCTGACCCGATGGTTAAAGAACAGATGAAAACTTTGTACGGTGTTGGTGAAGGTGAATTAGCCGCATACTTCCTTGACCCACAGCGCACAGCCCCACTGCTCACCCGTCAGGCACAAGCTGCTAGCATCGCAGCCCGTGGACTGGAACAAGGTGGCATCCAGTTGTCAGGTTCTTTCGCTGAGAACCTGGCCTCCCGTGGGATTAGCGATCAGCAGGCTCGCGCAGGCTTCGGTGAAGTCGGTGCTTTAGGCGAACTAAAACAGACCTTTGCTGGGGAGACTGCACTATCGAGTGAACAACTGGCAGGTGCGGCGTTCGGGATTGATGTCGCCGCGCAACAAGAGTTGGAGCGTAAACGTCGCCTTCGTACTGGTGAGTTCGCTGGTGGCGGATCATTTGCTCGAACAACTGGTGAAACATCAGGCTCAATTTCTACTTCGGTGGGTAAAGCGCAATAGCATACTTGACACTGTCAAGGTAGGTGTGTGTATACTGTTAATGTTCGGTAACGGACACCATTGGAAATCCCCCGCTTTCAATGTGCAAAAGGGGTGAGACTTGCAGCCATTCGGGAACCTCCAGCCGAATGTGGGCAGAAGGAGTGGGTCATGTCAGATGCAAACTACGAGTTTGAGGATGATGCAATACAAGACCAGCAGCAATCGAAGGACCCTGTGCGAGCGCACTTGCGGAAACTTGAAGCCGAAAATAAGGCTTTGAAAGAGCAGGCAGCAAGCGCACAGGCAGCCCAACGAGAACTTAACTTCGTGAAAGCGGGCATGGACCCGAACGATCCGAAGTACAAGTATTTCGTTAAAGGCTACGACGGTGAATTAACACCGGAGGCGATTCGACAAGCGGCAGAAGAAGCAAGTCTCATACCAAGTCAGAACAAGGAAGTGGTTGCTGAACAGCAATCATGGAATCGTGTGGCACAAGCAGCGCGAGCTGGTGAGACTAGCGAACCTCCTGTTGATTACGCTCAACGTATTGCTAATGCAAAATCCCCTGATGAAGTGATGCAACTGCTGGCCCAGGCGCGAGCCGAAGCAGAAAAATACTAATCACCCCCTTAGGATTCACATCCTTTGGGGCTACCCTCAAAGGAAAACAACATGGCAATCAGCCAAGCTAGTTCGTTGTCAACCGACCAGTCTGCTTATGATCGTTTGGCGTATTTCGCCCTTCGTTCAGAGATGCTGTTCGATCAGGCAGCTGACGTTCAAGCAACCAACCAGTCAATGCCAGGATCGGCTGTAATCTTCACGATTTTCAGCGAACTTGCAGCAGCGACTTCAACCCTCAGCGAAACTGCTGACCTCACACCTGCAACAATGGGTGATGCACAGGTCACTGTAACTCTTGCTGAATACGGCAACACCGTATCAACCACCGCCAAACTTCGTGGAACTTCGTTCCTTGATGTTGATGCAGCAGCAGCGAACCTTATTGGTTACAACGCTGGTGACTCAATGGACCAGGTTGTTCGTGACGTGCTTGCAGCAGGAACCAACGTTGCTTACGGCGGTGGCGGATCAACTGATCCTTCAAGCCGTGTAACGGTTCAGGCAGAAGACATCATTGAAGCCAACGACATCCGTAAGCAGACCGCTGCTCTACGTGCTGCAAACGTTGCAACCTTCAACGGTTACTACATGGGCTACATCCACCCTGACGTGTCGTACGACTTGCGTCGTGAAACCGGCAACGCATCATGGAACGCACCTCACGTCAACGTTGACACAGCCAACATCTACAACGGCGAAATCGGAACCTTTGAATCAGTACGATTCATCGAAACCCCTCGCGCCAAGGTGTTCACTGATGCTTCAAACGGAACCAGCACAACTGGTTCGATTGACGTGTATTGCACACACATCATGGGTCGTCAGGCTTTGGCTAAGGCTTACAGCCAGATTGACGGAAATGGTGTTGTACCGAAGGTCGTTCGCGGCCCTGTGGTTGACTCGCTTATGCGTTTCAATCCAATCGGTTGGTATTGGCTCGGTGGCTACGGCCGCTTCCGCGAAGCTTCGTTGCGTCGTGTTGAGTCGTCATCCAGCATTGGTGCTAACTAGTAGTTAGTTAGTCCTCCACAAGATGTGGGGTAGCCGGGTCCCCTCGCTCGGTTGCCCCACTTTTTGCTTTTGGTATAGTATGTTGAACGAAAGGTTTGTATGTCGATTTCTAACTATGCAGAATTAAAGATTTTGGAGCACACCACGGGTAAGACCGCGTGGACTATGCCAACGACTGTGTATGTAAAACTGCATACTGCTGACGCTGGTGAAGATGGAACTACGGCTGCTGCGACTAACGCTACTCGTCAGTCGGCTGCTTGGGCTACTGCTGCTTCTGGCTCGATTGCTACTAACGCAACGATTACTTGGACGAACGTTTCTACTACTGAAACATATTCGCATTGGTCGTTGTGGGATGCGTCTACTGCTGGTAACTGTTTGTGGACTGGTGCTTTGGCTTCGTCTGCTGCTGTGACTGCTGGCGATACTTTCCAAATTACTTCGCTTACTTTGTCGCTAGACTAGGAAGGTAGCCCCTAGTGGCAACTAACTTTCCTACTTCTCTTGATTCGCTAACTAATCCAACTAGTTCTAATTCGCTTGCTAGTCCTGACCATGCTGGTCAACACGCTAACGCTAATGATGCTATTCAGGCGTTGCAGGCAAAGGTTGGTGTTAATAGTTCTGCGGTGACTTCTTCGTTGGATTACAAGGTTGGGTTGATTGCTGGCAGGAACGGCATTATTAACGGTGGATTTAATGTTTGGCAACGAGGAACATCCTTTTCTGCTGTAACACCTGGTGCATACACTGCCGATAGATGGACAAACTCTTATGGTGGGGTCACATCCAACATAACAAGGGATACGGATGTTCCATCAAAAGACTTTTCGTATTCTTTTAAGTTTGCCGCACCATCAACTTTTTCTACTACGGAGTATGTTTTAAGGCATTGGTTGGAAATACAAAATGTTAAAAGATTTGTTGGAAAATCGGTTACTTTGTCTTTTTGGATTAAATCATCTAAAACTTCTTTGAAATGCCGTGTCTCTGCTTATCAGTCAACTGGTGGAACAGATACCACTTCCAACCTTACGGTTGTTGCATCCACTTGGACAAAAATTAGTTTTACTTCAACAGCCTTTAGTGCAATAACTGCATGGACTGGTGCAGATAATACCAGTGGATGTTTTGTGGATATAGGGTTTCAGGACAGTCAATCATATACATCGGCAGATTTTTTTATGATTACGGGTGTCCAACTTGAAGAAGGTGCTGTTGCTACACCATTTGAGTTTGAGGATGCACAGGTAACACTTGCAAAATGCCAACGGTATTACTACCGAACATATTGTAATTCCCTGCTTGGCGCAGTCCGAGACACAAACTTGCCATATTTTACAAAACAATTTCCAACTAGTATGAGAATATCTGGGACATTTTCATCTAATTACACTACTAGGGCACCAGCATTGGCTCCAACCGCCGCAGGAGAAATTGGGTTTTATGGAAATGGTTGGTATACAGGCACTGGTGCAACATCAATTGGCGATGATGGTGGGGATACGGAGCAACGCTCATTTTATTTTACTGGATGGACTGGAACTGCTGGACAGAATCTGAGTCTTATTTCTTCTAACTACACCTGGTTCGCATGGAGCGCAGAACTGTGATGTATACATTTTATTTTTCACCAATGGGCAATAAGTTTATTCGTAAAGATGAACAGGATGGAATAACCCACATCATCCCTGTGGACGAGCAGAACTCTGACTACCAGCAATACCTAGCATGGGTTGCTGAAGGTAACACCGCCGAAGAATGGCAACAAGAGTAGGTAAAAAATGCCTATCTCATACAACCAATCTGAATATACCTACAGCCAAACAGATTTAATCTATAACCAAACCGCTGTAGCAAGAACTGCTACAGGTTCAGGAACTGGCACACAAACCGCCACAAAACTTCTCCAAGCAAAACGCGATGCCACAGGTTCAGGCACTGGAACCGCAGTTGCAGCCACCAAAGTCACCCAACTTCGACTAGGTGCATTAACCGACTTCAGTTTCCCTTATCGCTTTGGTGGACGTTTCTATCTCGGCGCAGCAATAACCACCCAAACCGCCACAGGGTCAGGTACAGGCACACAAACCGCCACAGCATCCGTTACCCGCGCACGAACCGCCACAGGCTCAGGCACAGGTTCACAAAGCGCAGCAGCAATAGAAATACTCCCACGAACTGCCACAGGTTCAGGTGTCGGCTCTACCAACGGTGGGGCAATAGGTCTTATCACACGTTTCAGAACCGCTACAGGTTCAGGTACAGGAACAGCAACCACCACAAGACTCATCACACGCTCACGCATCGCTACAGGTTCAGGAGCAGCCACACAGACCGCTACAGGGCTTCATGTAGCCCCACGCACTGCCACAGGGTCAGGTACAGGCACACAAGCCGCTACAGGACTACACATAGCCCCACGCACAGCAACAGGCACAGGTGTAGGAACACAGACTGCTATCAAACTGCTCACAGTTATTCGAACAGGAACAGCATCAACAGGAACAGGCTCATCAGCCGCCAACCGTGTCATCACCAAACTCAAAACCGCTTCAGGAAGCGGACAGGGAACAGCATCAAGTACAGCCATCCGTGTAGTTATTAGAAGCAGCACAGGATCCGGTCAAGGAACATCGACAGGAATCGCCTACATCACCATTCGACGTTCGGCTACAGGTAGTGGAGCAGGATCAGCTTCAGGAGTAGGGGCAAGGGTTATTTTGCGTACAGCAACAGCGTCCGGTTCATCTGTGGATACTTTTGCTCAGTGGATGAAATCCCATATTTTCCGTGTGCCATACACAAAGACATATCCTGGTGGATACTTCGGTGCTAATGATGCTGCTAACCGTTTGCAACGCTACAACCGCACAAACATCCGTGTCCGCAACTTATACAAATTGACCAGTGGGGACTACACAACAATCGATCAACGCGATCAAGGCCAAGTAGCAAAACTGTGGCTAGGTGGACACGACCATTATCTGAGCGACGCAGAAGTTGTAGAGTTAACCGCAGCAGGATTTGGAGCAAGCATCACCTAATGGCTATCTTTCGCACACCAACAGACAACTACTCCCGTAAAACACTCCCAGAGATGTTCACTAAAGGAATTGTGCTATCGCAAGAGGAACGGCTTGCTAACCGTTTAGCGTCCCATGTTGCCCCAACTGCTAGAGGAAGAAACGTGTACCTGTTAAATACTGGTGCATATACCGAGAACCAGCCTGGTGACATGGCAACGGTTACAAAGACCTACTACGGTGGGCATGAGAACGTGGTGAACGCTACTGAGGTAGCATCGCTAACAGCAGCAGGATACGGGAGTTATATCAGTGGTTAAACATCAAGAAACGCACCCCCATTTAGATGTTGAGGGATGCTTCGGTTGCAAGATTGCTTATGTTGGTATTGGTGCTGACGCTATGCCGTCGCGTGGTGGCAAGGCCCGTGTCGCAACGATCAACGATAAGGACCGTGTGCTAGACAAGGACCTAGACGCATACCAGCGTTTACGTCGTAACGGGGTGCAACCTCGCAAGATTGACGGTGCAGCCAAAGTTGAGAAACGAGCAAAAGAAAAATGGCAAGTCGAAACGGGAATACTTCCCAATACCTGAGCCTTGTCGGTGTGAACCTGCCTCATGTGGGGTACGGCAAAATGGTGTCCGGTTTGCGGGACGCGCTATCAACCAAAGTTGAACTGTGTGATAACGCTGAACGGGTTGTGTTTGCTCTCAGACCTAACCTGATTAAAGGTTGGACTACAGGACAGAACCCTGCGTTGCTGACTATGTGGGAAACGAACTGGTTGCCACCACAGTTCTCAGAATATCTGCACCTGTTTGACACGGTGGTTGTGCCATCCCTGCATAACTGGGAGTTGTTCTCACAGTTCCATGACAATGTGCGTGTAATACCTTTAGGGGTTGACCGTGATATTTGGTACCCGAAGGCTCGACCTGAGAACAAGAAGTTCAAGATTTTGTGTGGCGGGTCAGAGTGGTATCGCAAAGGATTAGATGTTGTTCTCAAAGTATTCCTAGAGATGAACCTGCCTGACGCTGAACTGCACATCAAGATCGTTCCCCCACACCTGTCAGCCCCCAACAACCTTGTTTACCCAAATGTGGTGGTGCATGACAAGTGGATGACCGTAGAAGCCGAAGCTGATCTAGTGCGCTCTGCTGACTGCTTCATCTCGGTGTCCCGTGGTGAAGGTTTCGGACTGATGCCTTTACAAGCAATCTCTGCTGGTGTACCCACCATTTTGTCTGACGCGCATGGTCATCGAGAGTTCTCCGATCTAGCAACACACCGAATCCCTACCCGTTCTGTGCCAACAAATGAGGGTGTGTGGCAGAACATGGGTGATTGGGATGAACCTGAATTTGATGCAATATTTAGTGCGATCAAAGACTTGTATGACAACCGTGACCGTTACCGACAGCAAGCAGAAACCCATGCTGGCGAGACAAGCGCGTTCAACTGGAACACGGCAGCCGACCAGTTACTACAGGTGGTTAAGCCGACAGGCAACAGGGTTACTGGTAAATGGAAAGCATTGGAACCTGAGTGCGAGATTGAGGTGAAACGACGGGTGCAAGCCGATATTGGTGGGCATCGAGTGGAACTTATGCCAGGTGTTAAACACCGTGTAGTGTTGAATGTACGTGACGTTCTAAAAGAAGCAGGATTACTTGTATGAAAAAGACTAAAGCACAGAAAAAAGTTGGCAAGGTTATGAAGGAATTTGGTGCAGGGAAACTGCACTCAGGTTCCAAGAAAGGCCCTGTTGTTAAGTCTCGTAAGCAGGCTGTTGCTATTGCGATGAGCGAAGCCGGTATGAAACAGAAGAAACGTGCAAAGTAAGCCTGTTTGGGATCAGCCAAATCCCAAGAAGAAGTCAACAAAACTTTCTCCTAAAAAGAAGGCTATGGCTAAGGAATCAGCAAAGAAGGCTGGCCGTCCTTACCCAAATTTGATTGACAACATGAAAGCGTCAAAGAAGCGTGGCTGAAAAACTGGTTAACGGTTGTCCTCCAGCAACCCAAGATATTTCAATCAATCTAAAGAATCGCAAGATTGCGGTTGACAAAGCAAACTACGGTCCGCTTGATCCTGCGTTTTCTAACACAGATTTTTGGAGCAAGAAAGCAAGCCTATTTAATACGACTGTTGAGATGGCTAAAGAAGCCCGTTGCAAAAACTGTGCAGCGTTTATTCAAACACCACAGATGAAGTCCTGCATTGAGAAGGGTTTGGGCGATGAGCCAGGCAATATGTCCAAGCAGGTGATCGCTAAAGCCAATTTGGGGTATTGCGAAATCTTTGACTTCAAGTGTGCCGGTGATCGTACTTGTGATGCTTGGGTTATGAACGGTCCGATCACACGTGCCTAAAACTCCTGCTTGGCAACGCAAAGAAGGCAAGAGTCCTACTGGTGGTTTGAACGCTAAAGGTCGTGCATCAGCGAAAGCAGAGGGCATGAACCTTAAAGCACCTGTCAAATCTGGTGATAATCCTCGTCGAGCATCATTCCTTGCTCGCATGGGAAATATGCCAGGTCCAGAACGTAAGCCAAATGGTGAACCTACGAGACTGCTATTATCTCTACAAGCCTGGGGTGCATCATCTAAGACTGATGCAAAATCTAAGGCTAAAGCAATTTCCGAACGCAACAAAAGGAAAAAATAATGGCAGCAAAGAAGTCCATGAAACTAGGTGGTGGTGGTCGTTTCGCCAAACTAGAGAAGTCTCTCAAAGGCAAGGTGGATAATCCTGCTGCTGTTGCTGCTTCTATTGGTCGCAAAAAATATGGCGCAAAAAAGATGACTGCTATGGCTAAAGCTGGAAAGAAAAAGAGTAAGTGATGTCAGCTAAAGGCGAAATGTACAAGTCAAAGGCTGCCAAGATGAAACACGAAAAGAAGGAAAGCCCTAAGATGAAGATGGCTGAGTACGGCAAGAAGCCTAAGAAAAAGAAGTAAATGTCCACAGCCAGCGCACTACTGGATCGTGTTAATCGCCAGCTTCTTTCGGGAACCATTGAGGAACGAAACAAGTTAGCGACAACCGTATCTTCTTCGGACACTTCTTTTGTTATGTCCTATGACTTGGGTGGGCTTCGCGCTGGAACAGCATTTGAGATTGATTCTGAACTGATTTATATTTGGGAAGCTGTTAGTGGTTCTAAGACTGTCACGGTTGAACGTGGCTACATGGGAACTACTGCGGCTGCTCATACTGCTGGTGCTGTTATCACTTTGAATCCTCGTTTCCCTAAAGCACAAATGTTAGAAGCGTTGAACCAGGACATTGATGACTTGTCCAGCCCGTTGAACGGTTTATTTCGTATTGTGTCAACAGATTTGAACTACAACGGTTCTGACCGTCAGATAGATTTGACTGGCGCGACATCGGTGTTGGATTTGATTGATGTTCGTTTGCGTTATTTGGACAGCGACTATCCGGTGATACGCATGACCCGTTTACAACGTGATCTGCCTACAACAGATTTTGCTTCAGGATTTGCCATTGTGTTTGATGAGTCTGTGATGGCTGGCAGTTTGCGTGTTCGTTACAAAGCCCCATTCAGTCGAGTATCTACGATCAGTGACAGTATCCAGTCGGTAGCAAATATCCCTACCACGATGGAGGACATTCTTGAACTTGGTGTGATGTCCCGTGTGTTGTCGGTGCGTGAAGTGAAACGCAACTTCATTGAGTCGCAGGGTGATACTCGTCGTTCTGATGAGGTTGGTGCTGGTGCGATGCGTGACTCATTCAGCAACATTTTGCGTCTGCGTCGTGATCGCATTATTGCTGAAGCTGCGAAACTTGCGAGACAATACCCGTTAACTATTAGGGCGTAACAGTGGCAACACTGATTAACTTTAAGCGGGGATACAAGGGTGGCCCTGCGTATTTCACGGGTACAGGCTCCACACAAGTAGTTCCATACATTTACCCTGTCGCCATTAACGGCAGACCGTACATGATTGATACGAAATCAAATGCGTTCGGTCGACAGTTTGATGCGCGTGTTCGTGACTCGGTAGACCAGTCTGCTGAACCTGGTGAGTCGGCTATTAACCCGCAGGGTTTGTGGCGTAGATCGCAGTCGTCTTGGCATTATGGTGCAGGACAAACCTATTCGGATACTGCTGATGCTGAGGCATACCGTTTCCGTTCTAGCAAGGGTGTGAACGTTTGGACCCGTGGAAAATTGTCGTTGCTATCTGACACTACGCAGGCTTATTCGTCTGCCAACACCAACTTATATATGGCTACGGCTAGTAGTAGGATTTATGGAACTGACGGGCAAACAGTTCGTTACACAACTGACTGGTCAACTTTCACAACCGTGACTAGCACTAATGCGTCAAACCTTTACAGCATCACCTCTGATGGCTACAACGTGTTTTTCTCTTACGTTGACGGTGACATAGATCAAACCAACGCTGGTACTTCTGCTGCATCTAACTACATCACCGGCATTGAGGCTGGCGTTATGGCTTATGTTCGTGGCCGTTTGATGGTCGCTGGTCAAGGTGTAGATAAACGCAAGATTTGGAATATCACCACAACCCCAGGTTCGTCGGCAAATAACCCGTCAGCTTTATACACTCACCCTAACGACGATTTTAACTGGGTTGGTTTTGCTGGTGGACAGAACCAAATCTATTGTGCAGGTTATGCGGGTAACAAGTCGCTGATCTATAAGACCGCTGTTAAACCTGACGGTACAGCATTGGATATTCCTACGGTTGCAGCCGAGTTGCCATTGGGTGAAATTGTGACTACAATCGATGCATACCTTGGTTACGTAGTTATTGGGTTAACGACAGGGTTGCGGTTCTGCTCGTCGGACGGCGACGGCAACCTTGTCGTTGGTCCACTGATCGAGACTGGTACATCTGTCAATGCTTTCGCTGCTATTGGGCAGTATGTGTACTTCGGTTGGACGAACTATGACACCACCTCAACAGGCATTGGTCGGTTGGATATTGGTACGCAGATTGCTGTCAACCAACCTGCTTACGCCTCAGATTTGATGGTCACAGGGCAGGGCGCTGTCACCGACATCCATGAGTTCGGTAACAAGGTGGTGTTCACTGTTGCTGGCTTGGGTGCGTATCGTCCACACTCAACAAACCTTGTGGCATCAGGGACCATTGACTCAGGTATCTACCGTTGGGGTGTACCGGACGCAAAGTTTATTCCTAAATGGGACTTGCGTACCGAACCGTTGGATGGCACTGTGTCTATATCCGTTGCTTCTGATTCAGGCAGTTTCAGAACCGTCGGTACACAATCGGTATCTGATTCGTTGGAGTCCACGTTTGATGGGTTTGAGAACAAGGTATTTGAAGCTGAAGCCCGACTCGCCATGACACGTTCTGCAACGGATGCTACATCTGGCCCTGTTGTTACCCGCTGGCTTGGTCGAGCCTATGCTGCACCGTTGCGTTCCCAGATTTTCTCCGTACCCCTACTCCTACACCACAAGTTGAACCTTCGTGGATTTGAATACTCAGTGGACGTAGACCTAGAACTTTCTTATTTGCGTGACCTTGTAGAAAACCCTCGCGTAATCACCTATCAAGAGAACGCTGATACCTATTCGGTGATCGTGGAAGATGTCCGCTGGCAACCAGTTGACTCAGCTAATAACCACAACGCATGGGATTGGAACGGAACCTGTACCGTTATTATGCGTAGTGTAAGATAAGGACGGTTATGGCAGCTTTTACACGCAGACAATACAACGGCGCAGCGGCAGCAACAACGATCACCGCTGGTATCAACACTAGCGATACGACCTGTTCCCTGACTGCTACTACTGGCTGGCCATCTACTGCTGGTGTTCCATTTTACGTTGTTATTGATCCAGGTACTTCGGCTGAGGAGAAGTGCAGTGCAACTATTTCGGGTTCGACTCTTACTCTTACTAGGGCGCAAGATGATACGAGTGCAAGTAGCCATTCTGCGGGTGCGACGATCTATCCGGTGTTTACCGCTAATGATGCGGACGAGGCAAACGAACTTGTAAGCAAGTTGACAACTAAGGGTGACTTGCTGGTTACCACCGGTTCGGCTTTAAACCGTTTGGCTGTTGGAACAAACGACTACTCGTTGCATGCTGATTCCGCAGCGACAAATGGTGTGTCTTGGAAACAGGTTCCTGCTGCTGGCTTGGCTGATAGGTCTGTTGGTTCTACAAAGTTGACTGGCTTGACTTTGAACGCTCAGACTGGAACTACTTATACGCTTGTGCTTTCGGATGCTCACAATTTGGTGACGTTAAATAATGCTTCCGCAATTTCTTTGACTGTTCCGACTAACGCTTCTGTTGCTTTTACTATTGGCGACCAAGTGAACATTGTCCAACTCGGTGCAGGTCAGGTAACCGTTGGTGGAACGCCAACTATAAATTCACAGGGTTCAAAATTGAAACTTAACGGACGGTATTCGGCGGCTACGTTGATAAAAATTGCTACTGATGAGTGGGTTTTAGTCGGCAACACGGCGGCATAGTTATGCAAATTCTTGGCATACCGAATTCGTATGCTTCTGCCCCTGTTAACGCTCCAACATCGTTAAGCACTTCTTCTATAACTACATCGTCTGTAGTTGTTTCGTTTACTGCACCAACAAATGATGGTGGTTCGGCTATTACGAACTATGAGTATTCGTTCAATGGTTCTTCATGGACTGCATTAAGTCCAGCTAATGCAATCAGCCCGATAACTATTAGTGGCTTATCAACTTACACTGCATATACAGTTTATTTACGGGCAGTAAACATTGTTGGTTCTGGTCCTGCTTCTTCTGGGACTTCATTTACGACTCTTGCTCAGTTCAATGTTGACTTCCTTGTTGTTGCTGGTGGCGGATCAGGTGGTGTTGGAAACCGTGGTGGCGGTGGTGGTGCTGGAGGTTTTAGAACATCTGCTGGAACATCTGGTGGTAACTCTTCGGCAGAATCACCAATTAGCGTTACTTCAGGTGGAAATACTTATACGGTCACGGTTGGTGGTGGCGGCAGTGCAAGTAACGGCAACGCATCTGTTTTCCACACTGTTTCCTCAACTGGTGGTGGCAAGGGTGGAAATAATACAACAGGTAACAGTGGTGGTTCTGGCGGTGGTGGCGGTGGCTTAAATAGTGGTGGTGCTGGAACTTCAGGTCAGGGTTACAACGGTCAAACTTATCTTGATGGAAACAGGGCAGGTGGTGGTGGCGGTGCTGGTGCAGGTGGAACATCGAGCAAAGATGGTGGTATTGGTATCGCATCCAGCATTAGTGGTTCGTCTGTAAATTATGCTGGCGGTGGCGGTGGTGGTTCTAACTCTGGCTATATTCCAGGAAGCGGAAATACTGCTTGGGGTGGTGCTGACGGTGGTGGTGGGTCTGACAGTGGTCAGCCTGGTACCAACGGCAAGGGTGGCGGTGGCGGTGGTGCTGGTGCTTCTGGTAGTGCTGGTGGAACTGGCGGTAGCGGAATCGTTATTATTAGATACGCCTCAACGCAACCAACAGCAGCCTCAACAACAGGTTCGCCAACATTCAGTGATGATGGCACATATAAGCGTTACACATGGACTGGTTCGGGAAGCATTACTTTCTAATGGCACATTTTGCAGAAATTTCAGATGGAATTGTCACACGAGTACTCGTTGTAAATAACAGCGAACTTCTTGTTGGCGATGTTGAGGTTGAACAAAAAGGAATTGACTTTCTTCACGATTTACTTGGCGGCACCTGGTTGCAAACTAGTTACAACGGCAATATCCGCAAACAATATGCAGGCATCGGTTTTACCTATGATGCTGACGCTGACCAGTTTGTAGCACCACAACCATTCGCATCATGGACGCTTGACAGCAACAACGATTGGCAAGCACCAACACCAAAACCAGAGGGGTTTTTCTATTGGGATGAAGAAACTTTGGCATGGGTCGCACTAAACGCTGGCTAATAATTATCCCCGCGATACTCTTTGCACTATTTGCAAAGCCCGCTAAAGCAGACGTTCTCGGCAACTGGATATTCAGCCAATCAGGAACCACTGGCTCAGTAGAAGTAATTAACAACAGCATCGTCCTCCATGGACCTGACGGTGAATGTTGCGGTCCGAATTGGGTCAAGATTGAGACCACAATCCCCACCAATGTGGACACAATTGATTTTACTTGGGCATACCAAACCAACGATGGTGCATGGTATGACCCACCACAGTATGCGGTAAATGGTGTGTATAAACCCCTCGGAAATTTGTGGCAACAAACCCAAAACGGTTCGGCATCCATCCCTGTCCACGAAGGCGATGTGTTCACATTTAGGCAATACTCGATTGATACTTGTTGTCAGCCAGGCAACCTAACTATTAGTAACCTGTCTTTATGGGTATCTACAACAACATCCACGACAACAACGACGACCACTACTACTACTGTCCCACCATCGACTGTCCCTGCCACAGTCCCGACTACTACGACAGTTCCAGAAACAACTACTACTTCTACGACCTCAACAACAACAACGTCATCAACGACAACAACGACAACCTCAACAACTATTCCTCAGACAACAACTTCTGTGGAGAACTCAACTAGCACTACCAGTACTTCCGTACCCCAAACAACATCAACAGAATCAACGTCGACCACAACAGAACCACCAGCAGTTCCAACACCTGTTACCGTCCCTCAAATATCTGAGCCAGAATCCGTTGATACCGTCGTTCCTGAAGAGCCTGAACCAACCGAGACAGGCACCACAAGCATATCAATAGAGGAATCCACGCCAGAAACAACGCTTCCCGAAGAAACAACCACGACAACTGAACCAAGTCCTGAGCCATCCCCCGACACTACAGAAGAACCAGTCGTGAACACAACCCTGCCAGAAGCCACGGATACCCCTCTAGAAGCCCCTCTAAGCGACGAGGAGGTGGAGAACATACTTGTAGAGGCTGAAACCACAGAAGCCCTTATAGAAGCCCTAGCCGACCTAGCCCCCGAACAAGTCGCACAGGTCGTCGAAGCCCTGCTCGCTGACGAACCAACCCAAGCCCAGGCAACCGCCCTCGCTTCTAGCCCTGAAGTCCTTGCTGTCATTACCCAAGAACAAGCCACCCAAATCTTTGAAGCCCTAGACGTGGCCGAACTGTCCGACGCACAAACCGAAGAACTGATTGCAGCAGTGCAGACCGCGCCAACCAAAATCCGCGCAGCATTTGAATCAACCATTGACATTTTCAAGAACGCACTAGACACCTACGTGCCAATCGGATCAAACATTCCGGTAGGGACACGACGTACTCTCATCGCCATCACAGCGGGGATAACCCTCGCAACAGCAGGTAGTAGAATTAGACGCAAATGAGAAAGATATTGGATTACCTACTAGATAACTCTTGGACATGGGCTGGAACCGGCATGGTTCTCATCACCCTCTCGGGACCCACCCTTCGACAAGCAACTTTGATAACAGGAATAGCCGTTTTGGTACACTCTGCACTAACCCTCTCCAAGAAAGACTGACATGGCAAAACTTCAAAACATCATCTTCCGCATCTTCGCACTATTTGGTTCATCTGCATTGGCAGCTATTGCTGGTGGTGCTTTAATCGGTGTTGATCTTTGGAAGTCTGCAGCTTTAGCCGGACTAATGGCAACTGCCCAAGTAGTAGAAAAGCTTTTGCGCTTCAGTGTTGACGGTTCACTCACCAAAGAAGAAATCGAAATTGCGTTCTCAGGTTCAGCAGCACCTAAGACCAAGGCAGAGTAGTGCCAAAACCGAACTGGCCTGTCAAGCCGATTCATTGGTGTGAACATCTTAAAGGCAAGAAACCTTCTGAGATTACCCTAGTTATGGTCGCCCCCATCACGGGTGGAGGCAAGTTGGAAAAATGTGCTGCTGCAGCGTGGGAAGAAATGGTTGTCGCTGCGAAAGCAGAAGGCATAGTTCTTCACGCGACTAGCGCCGGTGACACACTGCGATCAGTTTCACAGCAAGAGGCTGGCTTCCGTTCCCGCTACACAAAAGAAGTTTTGCCAAATACTTCCACGAAAACTTGGAATGGCGAAACGTGGTATCTGAAGCCTGGTATGGCTATCTTGGCTACACCGTATGATGATCCAGCGAACGACAAAGCGCGTGGGTCTAGGCATCTTTATGGTATTGCTGTCGACGTTGCTAATGCTTCAGGGAAAGTTCTTGATTGGCTTCTTGCTAACGAAGTGAAGTTTGGTTTCTCACATGAAGTTCTTGGTGACGCTAACGGCAAAGGCGCAGAGCCGTGGCATATCCGTTTCGTAGGGAAGCCTGCTTGATGTGGATAGTGGGATCGCTCTCATTCTTGCTGCTGCTGTTACTGGTGCTTTCGGTCTGCTGACCGTAATCATTCAACGTTTCAAAACTGAAAACCGTAAAGACCATGACACTGTTATGGCTATGTTGCGTTTAATGCGACGCGCACAAGACCGCACAGAGGACAAGGTGGATAAGGTTTCTGAGCGGTTGACGGAACACATCACCAAGCACTAGTCTGAAGCACCCAAAGAAAGGTGCTTGCAAATGGCAAAAGGATTAACTACGGTTGAGTTAACTTTGGTGCGTGACTGTCTCTTGAAATCTAATCCTGGGAGGGATCAAGCTGACGCACTATGGGAAGTTATCGAAAAGATAAACAAACTCATAGAGGGAGCAAGAATTGAGCAAGCCCGTAAAACAAAGTCTGCTAAATGAAATACGATCCGAAAAATATGTACCGTCTGGCCGCACACCAAAGATTAAGCGTGTATTGGACGGAATGGATGAGACAGATCGCAAAGAACTTATTGAAGCGTTAGACGATTACACCATCCCTGCGCCGACAATCAGCAGGGTATTAGAAAGACGCGGAATAGACTTAGATTCATCTTCAATCAACAAGTATCGACGAGGGGAATTCGCTCATGTCACTAAAGGATGAACTCGGAAAACAATCCGAAGT